CGCCTGCTGGAAAAGTACAGGAAATCGGGCCTGTGCATCAGCTCGGAACACGGCGGCGAGCAGCCTGCCGCAGAAGCCGCAGAAGCCGCAGAAACTAGCGGCATATCCGACAAGTCCGTCCGGGAGGTTCTGGAGGACCGCATCCGCAAACTGGAATTCCAGATCTCCGCAGCGAAATCGGCGTCCGAGGCTCTCGCACAGGCGCAAAAAGAGATGCACGAGGTGGGACTCTACCTGCGCAACGCCTACGCCAGCGAGATCGCGAGAGGCGAGCACGCCAACCAGACGCTGTGCCAGGTGCTGCGGCGCTACCTGGAGAAGGAGCGCATGATGGCCAAGGCGGTGCCGTTGCGGAGAATGTGGCTCGCGTTGAAGTTGTGGTGAAGGAGAATCCGAAATGAAGAACGCAGTGAGGCCGGTTGCAGGCAAGCAGAGCCTGTTCCAGAAAGTGACCGTGGCCGAGAAGCGCTCTCTCAGCGTGTGCAGCTACGGCCACGAGAAGCGGGGCAAGACATGGTTCGCCCTGTCCGCTCCCGGACCCGTCGCCGTCATCAGCAGCGACAGCGGCACGGAGAACGCCGTGCGCGAATGGCAGCGGCAGGGCAAGGAGATCTACCTGTTCCAGCACACGCTGCCGCCGCTGGGACAGAAAATCGACGTCTACGAGAGTGCGTGGGACCGGCTCGCAGAAGCGGTCTACGAGGCGATCACCAGCGCCCGGTTCCGCAGCGTGGTCGTGGACACCGCGACGGAGGTGTGGGAGCTGTTGCGGCTGGCGCGGTTCGGCCGGCTCACCCAGGTCATGCCGCACCACTACGGTCCGGTCAACAACGAGTTCCGCAGTCTGCTGAACAAGGCTGTGGCAAGCGACAAGAACACGGTTTGGATCCACAAAGTGAAGAAGGTCTACAAGACGAACAAGGAGGGCAAGGACTCCTGGACCGGCGAGTGGGAGCGCAGCGGATTCGCCGACTTCGGGTACATCATCGATGTGGTGATCGAGCACCGCATCGTGGAAGACGACGACTCCGGGAAGCTCGACTTCGGCGTGAAAGTGATCGACAGCCGCTTTCGCCCGACGGAAGTGTGCGGGCGCATCTTCACCGGATTCGAGGCGACGTTCCCCGCGCTTGCGATGACGCTGCTGCCTGACACTGCCATCGATGCTTGGGAGGACTGAAAGATGATGCTGGTTCCTGTAGGAGATCGTTACGAACTCGCGGACAACGGCTGCACTGTGCTGTCGCTGCCGGCGTCGCTGTTCGCCGGGCGCGAGGCGGCAGAGCAGGTTTACGCCGCCTTTGAAGCAGCGCTGGATCAGCGGGAGCAGGGCTATGAGGAGATCCTCGCGGCTCTTGAGGAGGACGTCGGCTCCCGCATCGATCCGTTTGATCTGCCCGACAGAGTGGACATCCAGGTGCAGGCCCGGCTGAGTCCCGATTCCCCCGGCGTGCTCGTGGTTCGCGAGCCGGTTACGCAAGCGCTGATTGCGGAAATCCCCCTGGGGTGCAGTTCGCAGAAAATGCTGGAGTCCATGAAGAAGATCGTGGAGTGGGCGTTGGAGCGGGCTTTCAGCGAGTACTGCGGGCACAGCCATTCCCTGCTCGACGCTCCGGAGACGAGTTTCGGTTACGAGGGATGAATGCTGTGGGTCGACGAACGAGAGGGCAGCAGGGAACTAGCGGAGCCGCTGCGAGCGCTCGGACTCGACGTCGAGTTGCAGCGGCTCGACTACGGAGACGTCTGCTGGATGGGGGACGGGCCGGACGGGCCGTGCCTGGTGGGCGTGGAGCACAAAACCGTGACCGATCTGCTCGGCTCGATGCGCACGGGGCGGCTGTGCGGCCACCAGTTGCCAGGCATGAGCACGCAGTACCAAACGCTGTACCTGGTCGTGGAGGGCGTGGTGCGCGAGTGCCCGGAGCACGGACTGTTGCAGCAGCTGTGGCGCGGGCGCTGGAGCGACGTCCGCGTGGGCCAGCAGCGGTTCATGTGGACCGACTACGAGCACTATCTGACTACGCTGGACACGCTGGCCGGAGTGCGCGTCAGGCGCACCGGGAGCCTGCGGGAGTCGGCTTCCGTCATCAAGGCGCTGTACTCCTGGTGGCAGAAACCGTGGAGCCAGCACGGCAGCCACAAGGTGATCTACACGCCAGATCCGCGCACCGTGTTCCTGGTTGCGCCGGCCACGCTGCGCCGCGTGGCGGTGCAGCTGCCCGGCGTGGGCTGGGAGCGCAGCCGCGAGGTGGAGCGCCACTTCCGCACCGTGCGCCGCATGGCGGAAGCGGAGATTGCGGACTGGCGGAAGATCCCCGGCATTGGCAAAACCATTGCCGCCCGTGTGCATCGCATCATCAACGAGGGCGACTGAGATGAGATCGGAGCAGTGCCCGTACTACTGCGAGGGGCTGTGCCCGTCCGGGCGCACCGTGGTGGAGCCGGTGATCGTTCCGGGCAGCCGGTTGCTGGTCATCGGCGAAGCGCCCGGGCCGACAGAGGACAGCGAGGGCGTTCCGTTCTGTGGCTCAAGCGGCGAGGAGCTGAACCGGATCTACCTGCGCCAGGCCGGGCTGCGCCGCGACCAGGTGTCGGTCACCAACACGGTCCTGTGCCTGCCGCCATTGAGTTCACGCGGAGATTACACGCCATCGCAGGAGCTGGTCGAACACTGCAGCGGCCGGTATCTGGAGGGCGCTCTGGCCGCCGCTGCGCCGGATGTGGTTATCACCGCGGGCGCCGTTGCGGCGAGGCGTATGGGACTGTCCCAGTCTTTGGAAGAGATAGCATCGCTGCCGCACTGGATCCGTCTGGACGGACGCAAGGTTCTGCTGCTGCCCAGCTACCATCCAGCCGCAGTGATGCGATCCGAGACGCGCCCGGCTGTGATCATGACATCCATCCTGCGTGCGTTCGAGCAGGCGGGGCAAGCGCTGCGCGGGCAGTTGCCTCCGGAGGATGCTTGCCCGGAGCCGGACTACTGCGAGGTGCCGGATCCGGCGGGACTGTCATTGTCCGGCGGCGATGTTTCACTGGACACGGAAACCGTGCATGGCGAGTGGTACATGACGAGCTGGTGCGAAGCGCCGGGCATCGCCAGGTGTACTCGCAGCCGCGACGTGATGTCGGCGCTGCTGGACGGGATCCGAGGCTCCGGCATCCGCCTGGTGATGCACAATGCGCCGTACGACATGGACGTGCTGCGCCGCGCAGGGTTCCGGCTGGACGGCATCGAGATCCACGACACGATGCTGGCCGCCTACGAGTTCCGCACCGTGCCGCAGGGGCTGAAAATGCTCGCGCGGCTCTTGGCCGGGATGGAGATGCACAGCTATGAGAGCACTGTGCTGCCGCACACGCTCGCCGCTCTCGCGCAGTGGGTCGAGGATGCGGAGGAGACGCTGCGGAGCCGCGTGCTCGCGCTCACGCCCGTGCGCGGCGAGTCGCTGCCTCTCATCCAGAGTCCGATTCCGGCCAGGTGGCTGAAGCGCAAGGGCGAGACGGTCCGGGAGCACCGTGAGCGCCTCATGGGCCTTCGCAGCGAGATTGCGGAGCTGGCGCGGACGGCGCCGACGGTGCCCGTGCTCGACAACGCCGGAATGAAGATGGTTGCCCTGCTCAACGAGGTTCTCGCAGCGGGCCAACGCACCTCCCACGAGGCGCTGTCATTGCTGGACAAGATCAGGGACCGCGTCATCGCAGAGGATCCGGCAGCGTTCGAACTCGCAGTGCGGGCGGCTGAACTGGAGCGCCTGCCGCCGCCGCCTCAGAACACGCTGGCGCATTGCCCGGACGATGTGAGAACCCGCTACTCGTGCCGCGACGCAGACGCGACGCTGCGGATTTGGTTGGTTCTGAAACGGGAGTTGGGAGTGGAGGACTGACGAACGATGGAACGCGACTTCAACTTTTCCTGCGGCGCGGTTTCGGCCCGCGCCCGAGTCTGCGTATCGGACGGGGTCTTGTCGCTGACCGTGCAGTCTGTGCAGCCGGACGGCAACCGGGAACAGCTCGCAGATCTCCTGCTCGGCGCGATGATGCGCACTGTGAGGCTCCGCGGAGGAGTGGTGTCGACGGCTGACGGTAACGCGATCCGGTTGTCGGCGAGGATCTCCGGCAACGCCGACCTGGATGCAGCGCTGAAATCCATCGGCGCACGGTGGAACGCAGCGAGACCGGCGATACGATCCATGGCGCAGCTGCTGATGGAGCTGGAGCGCCGGGGCTGGAGCAAACGGGATCTGAGCGCCGCCACGGGGCTGAGCTACCCGCGCCTGTGGGCGCTGATGCAGGAGAACGGCGGCTGGCCGAGAGTAGCGGTATTCCTCAGGTTGAACGAGTGGCTGGACAAGCAGGCGCCGGATCTGGCGCCAACTCTGGCAGTGTTGGAGATGGAGGCCAGGAAAGTGCTGGGGGGGAACTTCTACAGAGCTTCGAACAGGAGCGGGAAATGAAGCAGATGACGAATACCGAAACCGCAGCAGTGTATTTGGGAGCGCTTCTGATTGCAAGCCTGTTAGCCTACAGCATCGCCGCATCGCTTGGATGGCAGTACCTGTTCTCGCTGATCGGCTCCGTGGCGCTGGTGTTCGGAATTGCCGTGTTCTCTCTGCCGAAGGTTGCCCGGTGGGCCGCAGTCATGCTGCTCGTCCACGCCGATGCAGTGGACAGCTACCTGGAGAAGGAGGTGGAGGCCTACCACCGGTACGAGCGCGAAATTCTGAGGCGCGGGGAGGAGTGAGCCATGGCCGTGCGCCTGGTGGACAGACCGGATCCGGCCAATGCGTACCGTATCGACAGAGGCTGCCTGGAAATGATCGACGAGTTCCATGCCAACGGAATTCTCGCCGACCCGGAGCGGTTCCGCGAGCTGGACGCGAAAGTGGCGTCGGAACTGGAGCAGGCGCGGAGAGAGCTGCGCGACATCGCCGGGCGCGAGGTCAACGCCGGCAGCAATGCGGATCTGGCGCGGTATCTGTACGACGAGCGCAAGCTGGAGCCTCCGCTGGGGCTGCGCTACACGGCGGCGGGCGCCCGCTCAACCGACAGCGAGACGCTGAAATCGATGCTGCAACTCGATCCGAGCGTCCGGCTCGTGCTTCGCATCCGCGAACTCGCCAAACTGCGCAGCACTTACACGCAGCCGCTGCCGCAGATGATCCAGCCGGACGGGCGCATCCGCACCACGTTCCGCCACACATCTACGGAAACCGGGAGGCTGACCAGCGACAATCCGAACCTGCAAAACATCCCTGCCAGAACGAAACTGGGTCTTGCCATCCGGGACTGCTTTGTCGCGCCGCCAGGGCGCGTGCTGGTCAGTTGCGACCTGAGCCAGATCGAGATGGTGCTGGCCGGGCACCTCAGCGGCGACGAGACGCTGCTCAATGCGATCCGCAACGGCAGCGACATCCACACGCTGACCGCCGTGAATGCAATGGGCGTTGCCGAGGAGCAGAGGCAGTACTACATCGGGCTGAGCCTGAAAGCCAAGCGGGAGGACGCCGGAGGCAACGAGGAATGGACGGACGAAGAGAGAGCCGACTGGAAGCGGTTCAAGCAGGAAGTGCGGCTGCCGGCGAAAACCGTGGGATTCGGCATCCTGTACGGGCAGAAGCCGCAGGGCGCCCAGTACAACATCGTGGCGCAAGGCGGGCCGCTCCTGCCTCTGGAGCAGTGCGAGCAGATGGTGGAGAGCTTTTTCCGCACCTACCCGGGCATCCGGCGCTGGATGCAGCTGCAGGAATCGCGGGCCACGACGTTCGGCTGTGTCTGGGACATGTTCGGGCGGGTCCGGTTGCTGCCCACGGCGATGAGCACGCACGCACCGCTGGCCAGGAAAGCGGTGCGCGAAGCGGGGAATATGCCCATCCAGTCAAGCGCGCAGGGAATTTTGAAGATCGCGATGAACCGGGCGATGGAACTCGTGCGCGAGTTCCGCAACCTGGGATTCACCGTGCTGCCTCTGCTCCAGATCCATGACGAGCTGGTGTTCGAGGCTGACGAGGACTGCGCAGAGGATTTCGCCTCCGCGTTGCGGCAAATCATGGTCAGCGCAGTGAAGTTGAGCGTAGGCTACAATGCCAGCTACTCCATTGCGAGGAGCTGGGGACAACTGAAATGAGAGGACGAAACATGGCAACCAGAAACGAAGAACCTGTCCGGCTGGGGGAGCTGGGGATTGCGCCGGAGGAGCTGGATAGCTTCTCGCGCACCCTGGCGCAGTACATGGATACGCGCAACCGCATCCGCGAGCTGGAGGAGGAGCAAAAAGTGGCCAAGGACTGGCTGATGGAATTCCTGTTGTCGCGGGGCGTCGAGAAGGCACAGTATGAGTCGGTGGTCCTGAGCTACCGCGTGCAGGAGCGGCGCATGATCAACCGCGAGAAGCTGCTGCGCAACGGAGTCCGGCCCGACATCATCGCCCGCAGCGAGGACGTGACCCAGTTCGCAGTGCTGGACGTGCGCGAGAAAAAGCGGAAACTGAGCGCCGGCGAGGCGATGATGGAGTAGCGGCGATGCGGATCATCATGACGAACCCCAAGGTGGCGGCGGTGTACCGCCGCCGCCACACAACCGTGGTGGTGCTCCAGGAACGCGGCTACGAGATCGAGCTGCTGTACACGAGCCTGGCTGCTCTGGACGCGCTCGCGGAGGACATGGCCGCCGGCGTGGACGCGGCGCTGGACGGGCAGGCGGGCACGGAGTGGCACAATCCGAAATGCGCAGTGCGCACTCGCCGCAGCGACGAGATCAGCGATCTGCTGTACGACGCCGGGCTGCTGGAGAGGCCGGCGTTCATGCGGCGCAGCGAGAGTGTTAGTGCGCCGCGCAGCGGGGGCGTCAGTGCGCCGCGCGGCGAGGGCGCCCGCGTGCAACGGCTCGAGAGTGTGGCGGGATCGAAGGATCCCAATTCCAAAACGAAGGCAGAGTGACGGCATGGCGCGGCGCAGAGTGGCGGTGCCATGCGCGTTGTGTGGCCAGGCGGTGCCAACCGCAACGCAATGGCTCAAAGCGCAGCCGGATCTGCGGCGGATGTGCAGCGGCTGCCGGCTGAGGCAGAAGCGGTTGCGACTGGCGCTGCACCGCGCTGCGCCGCGCATCGAGGCGCTACTGGGGATCGCCCGGGAGGCGCTGAGGCAGGCAGAGGCGGCGCTGGATGCGATACCGGATCTCAGGGAGATCGAGCGGGCGGGCTACCAGGCGCGAGTGCCGGCATCGCTATGGGTATCCATAGAGGAGATGCTGCCGGAGTGGCTGCGGCGGCTTGAGGGAGGAGTAGATAAATGATTTGCTATCAGTACTTTGCAGCCATCA